TTTAACGGGACCCATAGGCACTCCGAAGAAACAAAAAAATTAATATCTATTGCTGGTAAAAATAGAAAACAGATATCAGAAAAAACAAGACTTAAACTTAAAATGTCTAAACTTGGTAAGAATAATCCGCAATATAAAGACGGGAAAACGTGTGGATTATGTTATAGAAAACGACTGTCAAGAAGTCAAAGTAAAATGGGAGATAAAAACCCAATGTACGGCAAGCAGATATCTGACGAGGAACGACTAAGAAGAAGCCTAAATTCACCAAGGAGACGCTCTTACTTAATAACATATAAAGACGGAAATACAGAGATAATAACAGGATTATTAAAATACTGTAGAGATCATAATATATCTTGTAGGTGCTTAAGGAGAGTGTTATATGGAAAAAGAAGACACTATTTGGGAATGACCATAAAAGAAATATAGTGGATTTACTTTTTCTTGATTATCTTCTTAGCCTTATCACGGATCTTGGTCTTATATTCTCTTACGTGATTGACCATAGCATCGTCTACATACTTAAGCATGTGGTCACCAAACCCTTCTATCTTGTCTTTTATGGGTTCAATACCTTCAATAGTCTGCTTAAGACCGTTGTGATCCTTATACCAGTATCTTAGTGCTATTGCAGCGTAGATGACAGCAGCTATCAAACCAGCGCCTATGATGTATGGGACAAGACCCAACAGCCATGCTATAGTTCCTATTGCCTGCGCGACAAATAACATTATTCCAGATATGGCTCCGAGGATGAGAGATGCTTTTGTTGCAAGTGGACGGAGAAGAGGGAACCCAAACGCAACACCACCGGCTATGATAGCTAAGAACCCACAAATGCCCGCCATCAGCCAGAGCTTGGTTCTCCAGGCGGCTAGCTTAGCTTCTTTCAGTTCCTTCTCTTTCTCTTCTTTTTGGTAACTGTATGCTTCAGCGTTTTGCTTCCATTCTTTTGCATATGCTTCTGCAAGCTGGACACGCAAACCAAGAGATTCTTTTTCGGCAGTAAGCTTAACTATTATTTCACCTTTTGCTGCTGCTTCTGCTGCCTTCTTTTCTGATTCTTCCAGTTTCTTTTTGAGAGTTTCTATGTTTTGCTCGCCAGGAGACATTTTCTTCTCTGGTTCGGGAACATTGGTAGCCACATGATTATTATCTGGCTTATCATCTCTCACCGATTCCGAGTCGGACCCCGAACATCCACTTAAAGCAACTAAAAATATCACACAGAGTATTTGTTTAAGCATATATACCTCTGCGATTATTTATACTATTTTAGTTTTATATAATAATCTATGGTAGATTCAAATTCTTCTCTTATATTACTATAGTCATATGTCAGAGTTGGCTGTATAGCATACATCCTATCATGCCCCTTTCTATCTTCTATATACTCTATAGATGATTCTATATGATACTTGTCTTTAAGTATCTCTCTCCATATATCTACCACTTCGTTATTTGTAACAAGAGACTGTGCAGCCCCTAAGTGAATGGTAGTGTTATTAATGGTAGCATCAGTAAGGATATCGTATATATGCCTGACGGTTTGTGATACAGGGGTCCATTGTCTTATATTATTACCAGACCCGTAAATCTTTATGGGTAATTTATTTACGGCTCTTAATATAGTTGCTGGGAGCATCTTCTCCGAATGTTGATGTGGTCCGAATTGATTTGCCATTCTGACAGTAACAAGATTCAACCCGAAGGTGTGATTTAATGATCTTAAATAGCAATCCTGGGCAGCTTTACTAGCGGCATATGGGTTATTAGGTAACATAGGAGATTCTGTCTTAAACCATTTAGAATAATCATTTCGATACGAATAATCCAAGTCACCATATACCTCGTCGGTGCTAATATGGACAAACTTTCTAATGTTCTTTATACCTACCCAATCTACCAGACTTGATGGAATGGTGGCGTTTTCATTATATATCTTTGATGGGGTGGCTATGCTATTATCAACATGCGACTCACTTGCAAAATTAACAATATCATATATTGAATCTGACATTTCTCTTGTATTGTGTGAAATACATAGTTTGTTGATATCTTCTTCTATAGAAAAAATTTTATCAGAAACAACTAACTTACGGTATTCGTCTTTATTGTATTTTGTTGCATATCCCATTTTATCTATAAAGACAACATAATCATATGTGTTTAACGGTAGAAAATATTTAACGAAGTTAAACCCAATGAATCCCGATCCGCCAGTAACAATTAGTGTATTTTTCATTTGTATATTATATCACAAAACAAAGCCACCCACATGTTTAGTGTGGGTGGCGAGAGCTAACGCAGCCCTGCTTTTAGCGACGGTGAAAGGAAACCGAAATTCCGTCGCTATTATAGTTTAGAACGGAGGTTCGTCATCGAAATTGATCTTGTCTATATCAATCTCATCTTCTGCTGGCTTACCCGCTGGCTTTTTAGGTGCTGGCTTAACTTCCCCAACATCAACTTCAGACACATCAGGTTCCACCTTGCGCTCAACTTGCCTTGGCGAGTCCGAGTCGCGCAAAACAGTTGCGGAAGATCCTGCCCTTGCGTCTTCAATCTTCCTTCCCTCAAGAATAGCCTTAAGATCCTCGTATGGGCGTACCTTCTGATCAAGAATCAATTTCTTAAGATCGTAAATCTTGGAATGTATCTGATCAAGAGCCTCATCATCCTCTACCAATCGACTCTTTTCACGAGCAAAGTCGCTGGAGTCAAAGTTATTATAACCACCAACGGTCTTAATAACGAGATTGAAGTCGAATCCTTCCTCAACGTCCCAGAAGAACATCTTATGCATGGTCAATGCTTCAGATAGCTTATCCATAACTTTTGGTCCAAACTCCCAAACAAGAACCTTTCCAGTTTGATTAGCTTCGCCCTTGCGTGGATCAGCCTTGACATACACATTGACATGCCAACGCTTCTTCTTCCAGAATGTTCTACCAATATCTTCTGAAGTCTTGTCACCCTTAGCGAACCACATCTTGGAATGTTCGCAAATGGGACACTTTGCCTTGTCATCGTGGGTTGATGGGCAAATCTGATAAGTGTTCTTATCTGAACCCTTTGGCTTAAAAATGTGAACCTTGTTTTCGACCCATGGCTCATCAACGCCGTCGTTTACATGAACATGCGGCAGGATACGAATCGTATATACTGCACGAGCTTCGCCTTTGGCAAGAGTTGGTTGGAACTTATAGTCGAATTTCTTTTCTTCGACTGCGGGCTTCTTAGCCCCTTCTTTCTTTTCTTCAAACTTCTTGCGAAGTTCTTCGAACTGAGATTTAGTGGTTGTTGCGAATTTACTCATAGTTTTTTTCCTTCTTGTTTTATTATCTTTTGTTTATTCTATTAGTCAAACTCTAAGTTGATTACTAAGATTTTGATTTGACTTCTAAAATGCTTCTATGTTATTATGATGGGGAACATCCCCAACAGTTTTATTTATACGCCACCTTCGAGCGTCTTACGCTCCGCTTCAAGGTTTCTGTTGAGAGCTAGTTCTTCTGTAAACTTTTCTGGATACCTCTTGGCAAGCTTGGCAATGTTCTTAGCCATTACTTCTTCATAAGATACACCAAGTTCGTCAAGAAGAATTGATAAATACCACATCGTATCTCCGCACTCTTCTATGATATTTACCTTATCAAATGGTTTTCCATATATCTTAGTTTTCTTTATAGCATCCATACACTCTCCCGCCTCAGTAACTAATCCCATTACAGCATGTTCAATGCGCGGTGGCACCCAATGATCCGCCGATTTTAGAATAGCAAACTGATACTCCTGAACTTCCGTTCTCTTGCATTTTTCAATATACTCGGATGGCTTCATCTTTTCTCCTTTTCAAAATCTTCTTGTGTCTTTAGTATCTTCTTAGGCATATTCTAGTCCTTTGATTTGGTTTCGTAGCGATCTACTGCTGCTCTTCTGATAGATAGTTTATTAGAAGTATTTAATTTTTCAAATGCTTCTCGGTCAGACATCTTAAGCCAAAGTTTTATTGACATAACAGCATCAAAAATATTCATATTATATTTAACGACACAATGATCAACCATTTTATTGTAAGCTGTTTTAACAATATTATGGATTTTGTTTGGAGAAACTTTATAAGCTTTAGCTATTTCCTCGTATGTATAAGTTTCTCGTCTTGTATTTTTCATGGCGTGCCTTTCGAGTTTTTATGTGCCTTATATTCATTAAGCGCCTCAACCGTTGCTTTAGTTTGTGACTCTTGCTGAGTTTCTCTCGAATCTGAGAGCCTCATATAATCATAATCAACATGTATGGCAAACTTGGATCCGTTTCTTGACCATCTGCTCTTTGCAACATGCCATTTCATGATATTGTTATTATCCCCCTCTTCATCGCGGGTAACCATTATCATAACATCTGCTGACATAGGAATGCCCATTGAATCACTGGTTTTTTCAAGACCAACATCGTTGTTTTTATAACCTTCTCTATTAAGCTGGACAGCCGAGAATACAGGTATCTTATGAAGAGACGATACTGCTCTAAGTTCTTCGGATACCGTCTTCATTCTTCCATAAGTATTATCTGCGAATGACTTTCCGTTTGGGATCATCAATCCAATGTAATCAACAACAATAAAATCTGGCTTAAAATTCTTCTTAAGTTGCAATTCACGCAATAGTGATAGTATTGCTGTCGCATTCAGGTAGCCGGGAGCATATTCCTTGATGATAAATCTTCCGATTTTAGGAATCGTAGGATCTGTCTTATTTGCTTCTTCCCTTTGACTTCTATATGAAGATATCTTTCTGTAAAGTTCATCAACATCATCAGTTAATTCTGACATCTTTGTTTCTGTCAAATTTGCGTCGATACGATTGGCTAAGATATGTTCGTTGATTTCAAGTGTTATATATAACCCATTATACCCACGATCAATCAGCTTAGCAGTTAAGTCACCCATTATGAGCGTCTTGCCTACGTTAGTAGCGGCTCCAAATATAATGAGAGATTTATTTCTCCAGCCACCGCCAATTGCCTCATCAAGCTTACTGAGTCCAGATGGTATAACGGTTGCGGGGTTTCTCAACTCTTCCATACGAAGCTTCATATCTTCCCAATAGTCCAGACCAAGGTTATCATCGAAGTTGATTTCCATGACCTTCATGACACGCGCTACAGCCTCGTCCATGTTGCCCTTCTCCATGAGATTAACAGCATCTACCATAGCGGTTTCAAGCTTCTTGCGTTTGATGAATGTTTTAGTTTCATCACTCACCCACGTTGAAAAGTCTTTGACATCATCCAACGCTCTGCATTGTTGGATGACATCAATACACGCATCTACGCTCTCAGCATCGTTCTTTAGATACTTTGGAAGTAACGCCTGAGTTATTTGGTCGATAGTTGGTATCTTGTTATAGGTTGCATAAAACCTATCAATGACATGAATAACTCTTCCTACTGGTTCTTCAAAAAACTTATGTTCAAGCTTATCAAGATACTTTGCAGAATACGCTATGTCTGATAGTAATGCCTTTAGAATGTAAAGCTCTGTATTATCGCCCATTATGTCTCCTTTTATGTAAATTTAATGATGTTATAAGATTAATCAATCCTTCTTATTCATCCTTATCCTTTGGGACATCACTATCATCTGTTTCCAATGGGATTATTGCATTTCCGTCTTCTCCGTAAGTGGAATAAGCCATGGCTGCTTCAACCTTCTTCTGGAGTTCATCAAAGATAGGTTCCCATACTTCAGCGGTGTATAGATCCTTGGTAAATACATTCTTATCAAGATGCTTTACGAAGAATCCTCTTGCTGACTTCTCAAAGAAACCGAAGCGAAGAGCATCTTCAAGCAACCCATGATATGGCTGCAATCCATGCTTGAAGTGAAGAAGAGCTTCTGCCTTCATGCCTTCAGGAACGAATCTGTTCTTGACAGTTTCAAACACGATTCTATTAGCTACTTTTTCCTTGAACGACTTATTATCCTCAAGAGTCCTAGAGTCCTCTTTAATTGCATACTTCTTGATGCCAACTAGAGTTGAACACATGTATATGAATCCGTTTCCACCCTTGGGAACTTCAACGGGCGGAACATTGGGATTTGCACCCGGCTTCTCGTATGAGTGATTGGTGAGAACCATAGCGGCGTTACAGTTAGCAATAGTCTTCTGGAGGATTCTTGAAGCGGCTGAATACTGCTTGGCTCTCAGTCCCATATCTTGTGCCGTTCCGCCATCTTCGGTATCAGCTATTTCCTTTTCAGTTAGGAGATTAGCAAGAGAGTCAGTGACTACAAGCCACTTCTGGTCAGGATCTTCTTCGTGTAACTTGGTAAGAAGATTGACTATATCGGTCTTCCACTGGTTGATAGTCATTGCTGATTGATACAATATAGACTCAACATCAACACCAAGACGGGCATAAAAATCTGTGTCTATTGCAGTTTCAGTTTCATAAAGAATAACACCATAGCCGAGCTTCTGTGCTTCTCTCATGATATTACCACAGATATATGACTTACCAACTCCAGGCATACCCATAAATCCAGTTATACGGGAATGGGCTATAGCCTTACGATATGATCCTGACATGATTCTGTTAAGGGCATAACAACCAGTTGATATCCATGTATCTACATCTGGTAGCTTGGCTTCATTAAACATCTCATATTCATTTTGGCTTTTGTTGCTCTTTATAAAGCTTTGAAACTTCTTTCTGATATCAGCTTGTGAAGTTACTTTTGGGGTCGAATCTTTCTTAGCCATCTTTTATTTCTCCTGTGTTGTTGTTTACAATACTTATATTATTCATTTTTTGTGTTATAAGTCAAACTACTTATAAATAAGATCACCAAACGAATAAACTTGACATGTCGTGACAGTTGAAGTCAGGCATGTGCCATCCTAGTAATTCAAAGAATCTATTAAGTGGTGTCTGAACGGAAACTTCAAACTGCCTCTTACGGTCAATAGATTCTTCAAATCCATGGTCTTTTATCCACTTATCCTTCCACCCAAACACATCATGCCTCCAAGTGTGATTGGGCTTAGCATATACGAACATCATCTTGTCACCATCGTATATTTTATCGTATAGTTGTATTAGATCAGGATTGTCGGTAAGCAATTGATTATACAATATTGCCGCTCTAACCTGAATAGGAGTTGACTTAAACTTCCCATCTTCGATCATCTTTTCACCATACTTCGTAACGTTGTTGGCTGCTCTCGGAAATGCAATTACAGTCGGGTCAGCAGTCATGAAGTCAGAATGAACCTTTCTTATTTCTTCAATAGTAAACTTTTCGTCAAGTTTAATGAGTATGTCCTTGACAATTTGTTTTAGTCCGTTTCTAACGAATGATGGTGTTGATGATCTTACAATATCAAACCCAGTAACCTTTAGACGCTTCTTCTCTGGTAGTTCTACACCTTCAGAGTTGAGAACCCACATAACATACTTTTTGCGCTCAAGGAATATAGCCCTTGTAGCCACTGCTTCGCGCTTAAAGTATATAAGGTTTTCCTGACAGTTAAAGTGACCAACTGTAAGAGACTTCATAGCTTTGTTAATGATTCCACCAACGAAATTCTGTAGAGAATCTGATTTCTCTTCTAATTGCTCACGCTCGCTCTGAATTATCTTTTCAACCTCTTCGGTGTTGCTTTCTGCGATAAACTTAACAAGCTGCTTAGATATATCATTATCTTTCTTTATAAGATTCTGTTTAATTTCTTCAGTTAGTTCGTCGTTTGTTTTTTCAGAGTTATATATGATGTAATTCTTGACAGCTTCTTGCGGCTTGCTCTCCGCATCATAAGCCATGCTCTCAAAAATCTTTCCAAAATCAACGTAAACCGAATTATGAACAAGGATATCATTCGCAAAGAAGGTATGTGGGGTATCATACATTCCAATGTCGTATACATATTCTGTTGATTCACCGAGACATTCAACGGATTCTATTTCATCATCAATTATGTTTATATGATTTATCATGGTTCTTTTCTTAGGAGGAATTCTTTACATATCATAAGACACTCTTCGGGTTTTTCAATGACATCATTTTGCCAAATATCCATTACGACAAATTTTCTTGTTTCCATAATTTTTTCTCTGCGCGACTTATCACATTCCCATATATCCGCTACTTTTTTACTACCGTTAGGATACTTTATAACATCAGAAGCATTAAAGTATTTCGGGTTAGCATGCCAATAATCACCATTGAACTCAATGACTTTGTTGTTATAAAAGAAATCAACGAATATATATCGTTCACCTAAGTTTATACCATATTCTTTTTTATTATGAATACTGTCTGCATAATAGCATTGCGTAATATCTAAGCCACAATAAATAACTAAATTTCTAAAAAATACAGTAGAACTTTCTGAAGAATAAGATACGTTTTTATTTTTCCAAAAATGATTGTATTTTTCTCTTGCTACGATTATATCGCCGTTATTTCTTATAATATATGACTGTAGCGAATGTGATTTAAGAGCATTTATTTCATTAAATTTTTTTATTCCTTCTATTTCACCATGTTTTGATATTAAATAATCTAATGACTTTGTGTTTTTTTGTTTTTCACAATAATCATTATATTTCCTATATCCATCATTTACTCCATGTTTTCGTATCATATTGCTAATAGTTACCGAACGACTTTTGTTAAATTCATCGAATGTGGCTTTATCCCATCCATATTTCTCTTTCTTTGATATATATGTATTTTTATAGCGTTGTTTTTCGCAATATGACTCAAATCTTATTTTCCCTTCTGTTTCGCCATACCGCGTAATCATATTTTTAAGAGTTACTGCTGTTTGTTTTTTTGCCTCTGTCGCATTTTTTATTGCGTCTTCGTTATTTTGTTTTTTATAAATTAAAAAATATTCATATGTTCCAGGCATTCTACTCTTAGATAATATCAAAGAATCATCTCTGTTAAATCCCGCATTTATCCAGTATTTGGGATTTCTTGAATATAATCCACACCCACGTGTTATCTTTCTTAATGATTTGATATCAATATTTCTTAATCTATCTATGGTTTCTTGATTCATATATTTCCTCATGTAGTATTTATACTGACACCGGTTATTATTCCAGTATTTTTATGGACACTACCTTATCACCTTTTGATATATCATGTGGCTTAACTTCTACAAGTTGGTTATTTCGCATAACCATACATGAATGATCTTCTGTTATCGTGACGGTTTTACCATTTTTTGTTTTTATCTTATATAACTTTTTCTTAGTATAATGTCTTTCGATATATTGAACTCTGCCATCTTTGCAGGTTTTTTCATTATCATCATAATATAATAATGTTTCATTTTTAGGAAATATAAACTCTCTGCCATCTTCGGTTATTCTATATCCTTTAAAATCAGATTCATATAAGTTATTGAACATATCTTCTATTTTTTTTGATTGTTTACTGTTTCTGACGATAGTACTACCAACAACACTGTCAGTATCAGCGTAAATGACACCATCTTCAGCTACTTTTTGTGGCGTGTACTTCTTGTTTGCCAACCAACGAGGACTATTGAAATATCCTTTGATTGCGGATTCTGTTGTCATGGTAACATATCTGGCTGACATGGTTACTGCAACGGCGTTATCCCAATCGAAGAACCTTGAGTAAGGGGTTCCGAGATAACCATAAACGGAGTTAATAAGAATCTTGAAGTTCAACTGGATAGCGTGCCAGTATTCGGCTTGTTCCTTGTTGCGATTCTTTTCAGCAGCAAGCATCTTCTTCTTAGCAGCTTTACGCTTGTCGAACCATTCCTTGACGAATCTAGCAATAATTCCACGAACGTCATTTCGGTAAATTGCTCCATTAGCAGCAAGGCACCATTTTTTCTGCTTCATGACTTCTGCTAATGCTGATCGCATGATAGGTTGATTCAAGAGACGAGTTTCTTTATCTTCTGCTTCATTGCCAGCTATCATCTTCATGACAGGTTTAACATCGTCCTGACTTATCATACCTATTTTAGTTTCTGGAGAAATATTCCAACCCATCATAATAGAAGGATACAGTGAAGTAGCATCAAAGCTGAGAACCCACTTGTGCAATCCAGCTATAGGCTGCTTGACATATCCACCAATATACTTTTCGGGATTTAACTTCATCTTTTCTATGGTTGCTCTATTGACGTCGGGGAGAACTATCTTTTCTTCAGCGAGCTTAGAGAGAAACGCCCCGTCAAGAACCCTTGTGGTTTTTTGATATTGTTCGAACGGAACACGGCAACCATAACAGAAAGTAATAAGAAGGGGAATAAACTTCTTCTTGGCTTCAAGTTTTTTAAGCAGACGAACGTCTTGCACGTTATATTCGACATACTTCTGCCAGTGGTTGTTATGTAGATCAGACAATGACCCCTCATACTCGTTCTTTGTTTCTCCTAGCTCCAACTGTGCTATATAACCTAATTTCCACGATTCTTGTTCCGAGAAAGTATAGTTTTGATAAATTTCAAGCATATCAAGACAATTTATTCCTACGATTTCATATTTGTCTTCTATTTTCTCATCTTCTCTTTGATGTTTCTTACGTATTATTCCAACTGGACTAATATCTGCTGCTCCATCAAATGTGGTCCATCCTTTATCGTTTTCTTCATATCCAAACAGCTTACGACATCTATTAATAATGTAAGGAATATCAAATCCGTTAGAGTGCCAGCCAGTTATAATATCGGGATGTTCTTGCTTAACCCAAGACATAAACGCTTTAAGCATCTCATCTTCACGGGTAAAGATAAACTTTTCACATGATTCGTTATTTTCTTTTATAAATGAATCGTCAAATTCTTTTTCAGCAAAAATGAAAAACTTATTATGTTTAGTTGACCATACGGTGATAATTGTTATAGGAAAGTTAGCATGTTCAGGCTTAGGAAATCCCTCTTCGGAGTGAACCTCTATATCAAGATAATGAATATCGAAGTTTGGAACCTTAAGTTCCATTCCCATGTAATGATCAATGATGAACTTATTTTCTATAGATATATCAGACTCAAATAGTTGTTTACCCCACTCCTGATATTTTTCTATCTTATCCTTATGTTGCCGCCAGGAGCTTGATTCTATCCGCCTAGCAGGGTCGCCGTAAATAGTTTTATATTCTGAATCTGTATTAGTATCTTGGATATAAAAATATAATGGTGACGGGGCAGAACGCTCCACTTTAACATTGTTTTCATATTCCCAGTAAGTTAGTTTACTGTGTTGCTTATCGAAGTAGAATGAGCTATACATATATGTCTCCAATACATCATATATGTATTAAGACATAAATCAATACTTACTTTATTTTATATAAATATTACTTTTCGTAAACTGACTTATATAATCCTATATTAGAATCGTTCTCTAGCCATCTTTTTTCTAATTCTACTTTACCGGCATTCATAGTTGTTTGCCAAGTATTGTCATCTTTATAGTGTTGCATTATAGCCGAATACCATGCATCAATTTTATTTTCAATGGTGCATGTGTTTGGTATAAGATCATATGGACCAACTTTGTTTCCTATTGATGACGCCAGGGTAGGCATACCTATTGCTGAATATTCTAAAAGCTTAAGGTCACTTTTACCGTAATTGAATTGAATGTCTGATATAGGTGATATTCCCATATCAGCGTCTATAGAATCAAGAGCGGCTGAGTAATCATAAACATTAGCCCATTCGTGATATTCAATCATGCCTTCAAGATCAAAGGGCTTACATCCAAAAAATACCCACTGTATCTCTTTGTATGTCTTTTTAATTAGTGGGATTAAGAACTCCAAATCCCCACCCTTTCCAAGATGAGACGCAGAACCAGCCCATAACACCCGAGGTTTTCCGTTAGTACCACGATATCTTTTTTCTCTTTTACCACATCCGCACCACATATGTTTAGGTAAGAAGTTGGGAATGACTACTGAATTTTTTATACCGAAATTGTCATCATAATACTTTTTTAGATATTGAGTTGAAAAGGTCACAATATCGCTCATATTGAAAATATCAATAAGGTTGTTTTTTCTTGTTGGTGTATAAAACTGATAAGCCATTATATTATTCGGCATTATCCCATGAACTAAATCATCAAGTTCATAAGCTATTTTTCCATTTGGATTGTGTTTTTTTAGCTGTAATTTATACTGTGTTATTATTTTCTTTTGATTATCTGTTACTTGTCTTTGAAATCTAACCCAATTAGCCCTTCTTATATAGTTCATATCGTAGAAAAAGGCATAAAACTCAGATATATGAAATTCTGGATATTTCGTTGCTAAATACCTAAAAGGAAGAAAAGTCCTATAGAAACCACATCCGTTCTTATCAGATGGGAACAATAACAATGACTTGGGTGGGACTTTTTTTTGCATTAATTTCTCCAAAAATTATATATATATGGTATAATCATTATAACAAGTAAAGACAAATCAACAAGGATAAACTTATGGCAACTAAAAAGAAGATAGTTTTACGCAAGAGACACCCCTCGTCTGATAAAACGAGGTACTATATAGATAAAGATGAATATAATAACGAAGTTATACGTTATATAGACACAGGCAGGGCTTCGGAAAGACTCGGTGAGCTTTTTACCCTGCATGTTGATAAGTATGGTTCAATGGCTTGCTTTAAAGGTTATACATATCTTGCTGAGATGAAAT